CCGAGATGGCATGCCGTACCAGCAGTGGGCAGACGAGGGGTTCATCGAACTCTCGCCGGGCACCGTGATCGATTACCGCGACGTCAGGGCGCGCATCGAATGGGGCGTCCAGATGTTCGATGTCCAGGAGATTTGCTTCGATCCATGGAACTCGCGCGAGATGTCCGTGCCCATGGTCGAAGAGGGGTTTCCGTGCATTGAAGTTCGCCAGGGATTTCAGACTCTCTCGGAGCCGTCGAAGAAGCTGTTGGAGTTGGTGGCGTCCGCGCGGCTTTATCACGGCGGCCACCCGGTGTTGCGCTGGAACGCGAGTTGTCTGAACGCCAAGTGGGCCAACGACAACCTGATGTTCTCGAAACCCGACCGGGAGAAGAACTCGTCCCGGATTGATGGAATCTCGGCGGCGATCAATGCGCTGCACCGCGCGCTGGTAATGGAAAGCAAGACGGTGACTTACACCGGGCTTCGGAGCGTCGGTTAGATGTTTCCCGAGATCACGTCGCGCCTGAAAGGGCTCCTGGATGGATTCGATAGGAAGCCTGTCTCGCTCAACCTGAAAGCGGGCGGCTTCAGCTTCGATGCAGTCAACGTAGGCTGGTACGCCCGCAATGGGTATCCCGGTATCTACTCGATCCTGTCCGGCGGCATGCCTGCGTGGTCGGGCGAAGTTGTGAGCCTTGAGACGGCGCTGAACCATTCAGTGGTGTGGGCCTGCACGCGTCTCATCAGCGAATCGACCGGCTTCATTCCGCTGGTGATGCTTCAGCAGAAAGACGGGGTCAAGAGTCCCGCGATTGACCATCCGATGTTCACCGCCATGCGCAATGCGCCGAGCGACGAAATGACCGCCATGACGTTTCGCGAGACGCTGACCAGCCATTGCCTGCTGCAGGGAAATGCTTACGCACAGATCTTCCGCCGCAGCGGCACTGGTGAAGCTATCGAGTTGCACCCCCTGCTGCCGTCGCAGGTTCGCCCCGACCGCGAACGCGGCGTGCAGCACCGTCTGATCTACCTCGTAAAGGATGGCAACAGCCCCGAGAAGACGTTCACGGTCGAGCGCAACAAGCCTCACGACCTGCTGCACATCCGCGGTATCGGCGCGACCGGGATCTCGGGCTTCTCCGTCATCACCATGGCGAGGCAGTCGATCGGTACCGCCATTGCGGCCGAGCGGAACGTCGGCAGGTTCTTTGCCAACGGCGGACGCGTTCCCTACCTACTCGAACATGCGCAGAAGTTCAAGAACGACGCCGACTTCGATAAGTTCCGCGACGACTGGGAGAAGACCTACCAGCAGGCGCATAAAGCTCCGATCCTCGAAAACGGCCTGACATACAAACAGATCGGTCTGAACATGCAGGATTCGCAGATGCTCGAAACGCGCCTGTTCGACATCCACGAGATCTGCCGCTGGTTTCTGGTCTCGCCGCATCTGGTCGGAGCTCTGTCCCGCGCGACGTTTTCGAATATCGAGCAGCTTGCTCTCGAGTTCGTGAAGATGACGCTCAGCGCCTGGATCACGCGCTGGGAGCAGGAACTGTGGCGTTGCGTCCTGACGCCGGAAGAAAAGACGCAGGGTTACTTCTTCAAACACAATCTGAACACGCTGCTTCGCGGCGACTTCCAAAGCCGCATGGCGGGCTACGCCACGATGCTGCAGAACGGCGTCGCCAGCGTGGACGAAATCCGCGATCTCGAAGACTGGAACATGCTGCCCGATGGCATCGGCGCGGACTATCACATCCAGCTCAACATGCAGCCGCTGCCGGCCAATCAGGTGCCGGGCACCACGCAGGGCACGGGCCTGGTGCGCCTCGGCAGCCAACCGAAATCGAACTGACAAAGGAGCATCTCCCATGGCAATCAAGCGCAAGAACAATCTCCGCATGGAGATCAAAGAGATCTCGGCGGACGGTTCATTCACCGGGATGCTGAGCGTTTACAATGTCATCGATCTCGGCAAGGATCTGGTCGAACCCGGTGCCTTCACCAAGACCATCAAAGACCACGGCAATGAAGTGCCGATGCTGTGGCAGCACAAACCCGACGTGCCGATCGGCACCCTCACGCTCGAAGACGGTCCCGACGCTCTGCATGTGAAGGGGCAGCTGCTCATGGAGCTGCCTGAGGCGAAAAAGGCTTACCTCCTTACTAAGGCGCGAATCGTCCGGGGCCTGTCGATCGGGTTCGACACCGTGAAGGAGGTGCTCGATGGCGGCATCCGCCGTCTGAAAGAGCTTCGCCTGTATGAGGGCAGCATCGTGACGTTCCCGATGAACGAAGCGGCGCAGATAACCAGTGTCAAACACCTCGCCGAGCGAAAGGAAGACTTCACCACCGAGCTTGCGGAGCTTCAGCTTCAGGACGCTGGTTACCAGATGTGGTGCGCTCTCCGCAACGCGCTCTGCTCGATTCCGTGGAGCGGCCTTTCCCGCGAGGAGAAACTCGCAGCCGCGGCCGCCACGCTGGAGCAATTCACCGCCGCGTGGATGGATTACCTGCCCGCGTATCTCGACTGGCTCACCGAGGAGTACGGCGACATGGAGACCGCGAGCCGGAAGCGTCTCGAAGCGAAGGCACTCCAGTTGAAGGAAGGCCGACGGATCAGCGCGGTTACGAAGAGCCAGATTACCCAGGCGCACGAGCACGTGAAGAGCGCCTCCGATCTCCTGATTGCACTTTTGGACGGGGAAGCCGACGACGTCGACGAGACCGACGATGACGTCACTCCCAAGTCGAAAGCCGCGGCGGATACCAAGCCCGAGCCGGTGCCAGACCACTCGGCAGCAAGTAGCCTCCTTGACTCAATCAAGGCGATGATCCCCGCGTAAGGGGAAATCCGAAACCGAAGGACCAGACATGAAACCCCTCGAACAGCAACTCGCAGAGCTGAAAGAACAGCTCGCCGGCCACTTCGACAATGCTGCCAAAGAACAGAAGGCTCTTGGCACCGTGCTCGAAAAGACTCAATCCAAAATCACTGCCCTGCAGGCGCAGGCGGACGCCATCGACGTCAGGCTCGCCGAGCGCAAGGCTGCGGAAGTTCCCCAGCCCGGCGTGCTCGAAGTTCTGCAGGCCAATGACAGCGTGAACCGCCTGATGAAGGATCGCGGCGGCCGCGCCGTGGTCACGCTCGAAGGCAAACACGTCCGCGAACTGATGGGGCGTAAGACCACCATCACGTCGAGCGCCGTCGGCGTTGCCACGACCGGTGTCCTGCAGATCGACCGCATCGCCGGGATCACGGCTGAAGCCCGTCAGGTGCTGACGGTTCGCGATCTCCTGTATGCGCGTCCCACCACGATGCAGGTGGTCGATTTCGTCAAGGTGAATGCGCCCATGGCCATCGCCTCGCCTCAGGTCGAAGCCAGCGCCAAGGCGGAGAATGCCGTGACCTTCACGTCGGTCTCCGAAAAGGTGCGCACCATCGCGACCTGGATTCCGGCGTCGAAACAGATTCTCGACGACTTCACGGAGCTGATGGGATTCATCAACTCCACCCTGCCCTACTACGTGAACCTGGCAGAGGAGATCCAGCTTCTCTCGGGCGATAACACCGGCGAGAATCTTCATGGCCTGATCACTCAGGCAGCGGCGTTCAACACCGGACTGCTGTCGTCGAGCAAGGGCTGGAACAAGATCGACATCGTTGGCCGCGCCGTTCAGCAGATCACCGGCGCGAAGGAACTCGACCCGACGTTCATCGTTCTTCACCCGAACGACTGGTGGGAGATGCGTTTGACCAAGGACGGCTTCGGGCGGTACATCCTGGGCGATCCCCAGACCAATGCGCGCCCGTCGCTGTTCGGTCTCGATGTCGTCTACACGACGAGCATCGCGAACGGCACCTTCCTCATCGGCTCCGGAAACCCGGTTGCTTCCGAGATTCGCGACCGCATGGAGATGCAGATCGAGTTCTCGACCGAGCATCAGGACTTCTTCACCAAGAACCTCGTCGCGGTCCGCGGCGAGAAGCGCGTCGTTCTGGTGGTCAAGCGTCCGAACAGCTACATCAGCGGTTCGTTCACGACCAGCCCGGCCTAATACCGAGTCACCCCGTCGCCCGCGCTCTAGAGGCCTGGCGGCGGGGTGACTCGGTATTAGGCCGGGCTGGTCGTGAACGAAC